GCAACAGTGTTATTACTAGGTACACCATAATATGTATTGGTACTAAATGTATCAATGATGGTTCTAGATGCATCTGTAAGAGCAAATCTATAATTAGCTGCAGCTGTGCTGGTAACAGATGCAACAAAAGTTGCTGCACTAACTGTACCTGTAAATACTGTCCATTTACCACTATTTGCATTAACTGTTGAATAAACTGATGCATTATTTGCACTTTGAGTGCTAAATCCGGTGTATGTATTTTGATAATTCGCAGTTAAAGCTTTGATATCTGTACCTTGATAGTTCCAGGTTGTAGCACTATTTGATTGAACTGTACTATAAACCGTTAAAGAACGCTCTAGACCACCTACACTAATTTGATTGAATGCGCTGGTTCCCGATAAAACTGTACTAATGTTTAATAACAGACGATCGATACTAGCAGCAGTAGTTGTAAGTTGAAGGGATGAAAAGTTTACCGCGGTCGACATAATTTTCAATTATTTAAGCTTAAAGTATATTCACCACGCACGAATATGGAGTTAAAGGATAAATATAAATGTGAGTTTAACCAGAAAAAGTTTCACCAATTTAATTTCCCCATCAGCCACAGCTAATGATGATGTGTTTGCTATCAAGCAGCATGTTGTTAGCTATGAACATGGGTTTAATATTAACTACACAGATGGGTTTAAAGAAACAGCTGATGTTAAAATTAACAATTACAGCAGTCTGTATTTAACCAACTTAAAAACTGATGATGAAATTTTTACCTTTAACGAGTTAACAGATACTCAAGATGATTATATTACACACATCGCATATAGATCACCTGGTGGTGATCATCTCTTATATTTTGATGATGTAAACACTTATGCATTACCTGGTATTCATTCATTTTCTTTAACCCTAAGTTCAGAAATAGTAGACATATCAAAGACCTATTTTGAAATTGAAACTATTACAGAAACATTTTGTCGTATTAAAAGAAGACAAAATGAAGTGAACTACTACCTTGCATATAGTAACGAATCACCAGTATCATCAAAGTTTTATTTTACAACATCTGTTAATGTTGAGGATTATGTAGGTGTAAATCTATCTAACCCAGATACATTTAGTTATGTGTTAGATAATCAAGGATTTGCAATATTTGCAAAGAGATTTAATAGTGATACATACATACTTGGTGTTGATCCAACTACAATAGAATTTGTACTATACCCATACGCTACAGATTTTAACTACTTGACTCAAAAAACCCTTTTTGGTGTTCAGTTAATTGATAATATCATCAAACCAAAGATGAATACAAGTTTTGTATCGTATGATACAGATACTTTAAATGATCTTAGTATCAATCAAAGTAAAAGCATTTTTGGATTAAAAAACAACAACGTTATACACTTACAATATAATGATATTACCGATATTAATGAAATAAAGGTGAATGTTATAAAAACCAAAAATCAGCACACTAATAAAAATATTCACAGTCGAGGTAACAGTAATATTATCACATCAGATAACTTACCAGCACCATTCTTTAGGGAATATACATCACTTAACACTGGTAATAGTGAAGAAGGTGGTTATGATGATATTAATCTCAACTATGTATTTTATAATCAAGACTATTTGATTGAATCTGGTAAACACACGCTTTTTACTGCTTCATCTTCAATTTTTCCGTACACTACTCTTAATATTAATGATACAACTATTGCTAAGGATGGTGGTATCTATAGTACAACACCAGTATTAGCAGATAAAATCTACAAAACAACTGAAATCTCCGACCCACTTAAGGGTAATTATCTTGTTACATGGTTATCTGGAGCAGGTGGTAGTTTACCTGTGTGGGTTGATAGATATTACTTTCCGAACATCACCAGTGTACAGAATGCATTAAGTGGTAAGCCAATATTTGTACCAACTTTTACAAACCCTGCAAACCAAATTGCTTATAACAATCAATCAAGTATAGTTAACCAACCGTATTATGATGTTATCAGTAATTTCACAATTTTACCAAGTGAAACATATTCGTATGAGCGTATTGGTAATGATTACCTCTTAAACTATATTAATAATTACAATAATATAATCCAGTACGATTTTAATAGTTATATTACACGGACTGGTAGTGTAATTTCGGCTAGTGCTACAGAATTATCGTTTACAGGTGATAAGATCGTTTCAATTCCAATTGATAATGTTAATTCAACTGGATCATTTACCATATTCTTTGAAATTGATGGTAGTTGGAAGAAAGAAATCAGCTATATATTTGGTAGTTTAGTTGATGTTGGTCTTGGGGTATACAACGATAATCGTATTACACCGTTCAACTATCTACATAATGGTAAATCTGTTTACGTTTATAACAAAAATAACAGTTTAATTTACAGCTTATCGTTCCCTAGTGATGTGCTTGATATTATAACTGAAAACCATGTTGATAATTACTTTGTAACAACAGCAAGTGGTAATACATATTCTGTTGGTGCTGATGGTACAATTAAAGAACAATATAGTATCGTTCAACTAGCAAGTCTATCCGGTCAATATTTAAACTACCACAAATCTGGTAGTAATATACATTTTTTAAACGCATCATATGGTGAATATACAACTCTTGACACAAACACAGGAAACTTAAATGTTTCAACAGCTGTTCAGTTTGTTAGCTCTGCAACTCCAGAATTATTCAGGTCAATTTATGAATATAATGATACTGTATATGGATTCCCGGGTGATCGCGTCAAAATTAAAGATACAACGTTATATAACCTTGTATCGAACGTAAGAATAAACTCATACAACCTCGATCTCACAGGAACATCCAATATCTTTGTTGAATCCAACTCATACATTGCGGATTTTAATGTGGATGATAGTGGTATGTTGTATGTATTGCACGATACCAATAAATTAGCAATTGTTGATAGTAATCGTAAGTTTATCTCAGATACAACACTAATTCAAGGGTTTACAAGCCATCGTATTGACTTCGTTTCTGATTTTGTTAACGGTAAACGACAACTATACCCAATAATTCTATTGAGTGATAATCAATTGAACTACTGGTTAATGTCTTACACACCAGATCTATCAACAACTCCAACACAGCTACCTGAAATTAATAAATTTAACGATTTATTTGATTACAATAATTCATACCGCATAGCATATCCAGAAGATACACCGTTATTTTTCGGTGATTATAATTCATATGTTGGTGATCTTAGTAATGGATCATCAAGTGATCAAATGCAAGCTATTATTAACGAGCTAGCTGATGGAACATATGATAATTTCCTTGCAACAGTTAAACCTCAAAGCTTAACAAACTACAATTATTATATCAACAATACTTCATACAAAACTCTCAATTTTGATATGAAGTTAAAGAATATTTACAATCCATCTGATGTTACTAACTTGCAATATTCGATTGAGTTAGATAAACTATCAGATTATGGTAATAATATCTGCATTATGTATGATGATAAAGAAGGTGAATACTCTATCTATATTAATTACAATAAAGTATTCTCTCAAGTTGTTGATAAAAGTAAGTATACATTCAACGTATTGTTAAATAATAGCTTTTATATTGGTACACTAGGGTTTTATAACAATATTACCTTAGCACAGTTTGTAAAAATACCTGGATTCCTGTATGGTGGTGATTTTAATATTAAAAATCTACGATACTTTAACTCAAGGTTAAATTTAGAACAAATTCGAGGGATGTTTTTACAAAACGCTGGTGTTTCTAACACATACATTACATTACCGTGTGATCAGCGTAATAATAATGAAACAATTAAGACATTATTCAAGTTTACCCAACCATACATTAAAAGTAATTCAATTAATGTGTTGGTTAAAAACACTGATATAACAACTCAGACACTGCAGAGAGAAATATCTGGTAATATTATCAACAACTTACAAGATACACTACCAGGTGATGTTACAATCAATAGTGTGAAGTTTATTAATTACTAATATGGTCGATTACAAAAATAAAAAGTTTGCATATACATCTGGAGATACATTCACTCTAACTGGTACTAACTATACTGGATATTTTAATGTATTGAGTGGAGATAGTTATGTTGGGTTAGACCAGCTGGTAAAACTTGAAAATATTTCAAATTATAGAAATGATGTTTACACTGGAAGCTTATTATTTGATAGAACTCTTGGAGATATACTAAGCTTACCATATTCATTAACTGATGTTTGTATTAATTCCAACGAGTTTATAACAGCTGATAGATTTAACGATGCGCTTAAGAGGATTAACGACAACAACATTTACTTGTACTCTAGATGTTTCATATATAACGGTAATTCACCCTCGTATACAACAGCTACAATATGTTTAACAGGTGAGAGTAGTTCACTAGGTTGGTTTACCAATACCCAAGTAGTTAGCACATATAATTTTGAGGATGCATTCAAGACAAATCCATACAATTTACAAAATGTTGTAGATGTTGAGATTGTAATTGACTCAAATGATGATTACTTTGCATTATTCACACCAACATCTACTGAATTAATTGTTTTAACTGGTAGTTTAGTTGCAAACACAATCGGTGTAGCTTTATCAACTCAGTTCGTTAGTGATAAAGTTAACGAAATTCTAAGCTTTGGTAAAATAACAAGTATCACATCAAATAATACTGATTTGTTTGTGTGTGATCAGCAGAATAATTTAATTTATAAATATTCGGTTGAAGGATTTATTGCAAACGATCCTGGGTTTGCTAGTAAACGATTTATATTAGAAACACTTGGTACAAATATTTCAAAGTCTGGTGTTAAACGTCCGAAGTTTATTACTTCGTCAGATGATTCAGTGATTGTTTATAATGAACAGAGTAAATTTTTCGTTGAATATGATAATAATTTTAACGTTCGTAACGTTTCAAAGTTGTTATCATCAAGAGAACAGGTGTTGTGTATAGGTTATAGTAGATTTTATAACAATCTCTGCATACTATCTACTAGTTCAAAAGGTAAAACAATATCTTTCTACAATAACTTTAAACTGGTACAACAACAAAATATTATTTTTGAACTTGGTGCTGATGAGCTCCCTTTAAAGATAGTATTCTCAAGAAACGATTCAAATATATTTTACATCATCACAACACAATTCATTTACAAAAAGATTTTAAGCAATCTTGGTAAAACAATTAGTGTATTCAATGATGATAGGATGAACATCGTCAATACATCTGGTAAGTTTACAGGTTTAACAATTCACCCGACATCGAATAACTACGATCTAATGTTTATTGGTAAACAAGATCGATTAATTTTTGTTAACGAACAAAATAGCTTTAATACTGTATTGAGAGGTGATAATATTGTAAATTATGATATTACTAGTATCAATATTAAACAAGATGAATATATCCAAAGTAACTACATAAACAAAGAAATTTACAAAGTGTTATCAAATTTATTCAAACTTAAAAATCAGTATCTTGGTAGATTTTTAGTGGAATATACCACACCAAATAACAATCTTACATATCAACAATCTTTACTAAGTGAAAATCTTGTATACAAAGGATATACATACTTAGATGATTATAACTTTTTGAATATTGACAATATTAACGACTTCTATATTCACGAAAATGAAAAGGTAACTGCAAGTGTAATCAATAGATGCATTAAAAACATTTACAATCTCCAACTTGCAATGTTACAGCAATCAACCCAGAAAAATAAAACCCTAGTGCAATACCTCACAACAGGTGGTACTTTAGTGGTAAGCTAATAAATAAAACAAATGGCTAATAAAATCGAAATTTTAGAAAACACTATTGTAAAACTGCTTTTCAGACGTGGTACCGACGCAGAACGCCAAACAGTAACATTTAATTTAGGTGAACCAGCTTTAACCACTGATACAAAAAGACTATTTGTTGGTGATGGATCAACACCTGGTGGTATACCTGCTGGAAATAGATTTTTGGGGTTTTATACTACAGCAGCTTTAAACTCACTAACCGCATCACACGCTCCACTAAGTGGAGATTATTTTTATAACACATCTGAATCCAAAATGCTATTTTTATCTGGTTCACCTAGTGGTGTTATTAGTAGTTGGGGTAGATTTTAATACTAATGGCTAAGTTAATTAATTTTATATATAATGGTGATAGTTTCAATGTAAACTACGATCTAACCTGGTCATTTAAGTTTGCATTATGTGGTGCTTCTCTTGCAGATAGTCAAGCTGGGTTTACTACATTTTTAACCACAGCACAAACTGTAACAGGTGGTGGGTATTATAATAATTTAGGTTATACTGGTTCACCACCTTTATCTGGTGGTTTATTAGCTATTGGTTTCGATACTTACGGGGCATTTGCTTTATCAAGTGCGAGTTTTGATGGTGTTTCAAATTTAAACATTGCAAAAAACTCGTTAATAATTAGAGGAGCTTCTCCAACATGTAGTTTATTGTATAATATACCTTTAAGCGCATTGAGTACAGAATTTAAATTACTTTCAACGGTTATAAATTTCTGTTGGTTGAGATTCAGATTAGGTGATGTGTGTAGTCGAATTTATATTGACTATAGATATGGTGATACATCTAACTATATACAACTTACATCACTACCAGTTAGTATTAATTTTAGTTTATCAACAGAAGCATACGTTGGTATTTCATATACATCACCAGTAACAGCACTTAGTTCTGATAGCACTACTTCAATATTACAAATCAAAAATTTAAATATTGAAGGTGGTACGGTAATACCAACTACAACAAGTTATACACAACTTACCAATATTGGTGAAACTATATTTAACACACAAACAGGTGCAAATGTTGAAGATTTTGCAACTCAAGACGAACACATTATTCTTACATAAATAACTTTAGCATATGAGCGTAACCATTGTACCCGGACAGAAACTTACAGAACTAACAGCAATTTCATCGATTGCATTAACTGATTTATTATATGTTGTTAAAGCAGGTAATAGCACATCATTTAGTTCAACACTTTCTGTATTGAAAGACTCTTTAGTTGGACCACTTACATCTACATTTTTACCACTTGCAGGTGGTACAATGACTGGTAGCCTCACACTCACAGGTGTACCAATCACAACAAACAATGCAGCAACTAAAGGTTATGTTGATGCAGCGATTGCAAGTGTTTCTGCTGTATCGTTTATACAAAATTTTCTACCTTTATCAGGGGGTACAATGACAGGTGGTCTTACACTTACAGGTGTACCTATTGCTACAAACAATGCTGCAACTAAAGGCTATGTTGATACTAATTTTTTATCACTAGCATCAGGTGGTACATTATCCGGTGCGTTAATACTAAATGGAAATCCAACAACTACTAATCAAGCTGCAACCAAAGCATATGTTGATAGTATCACAGGTACAAAAATAACAGTAAAAACATTAGGTGCTAATAGATGTGGTGATGTTATTAGCAACTCTGGTCGTGTTGTAAATTATATTATTGATAATAAAAACACTTTAAGATGTTCTGGATTATTTGGTAATGGTGTTTGGAATGGTGGTATGGGGGCTTATTCGTTTGTAATAGATGGTTTCAGGCCATCTGCAATACAATACTTAACCACAACCGAATATGCCTTGAGTGTATTAAGTTCTGGTTATTCTACATGGGTTTTATCAAATTCTGGTACAGTTTATTCAGCCGGTCGTAATGAAGCAGGTATCTTGGGTCTTGGTGATGCTAGAAGAAGAAATATTTTTACAGCATTAACATCAATAGCATTATCCGCGGAACAAATAGCTGTTAGTAGTGGTTACATAGATAGTGCTGCAGTTATCCGAAACTCAGTATTTGTTATTGATAAAAGTAAGAATTTATGGGCTTGGGGATCAAATGGTACAGGTCAGCTAGGATTTGCTAACGCTAAGGGTGCACCTGCTGCAGGTAATAACAGTACTTATTTTTATAGTCCGTGCGCTGTAAACGTTGGTGGTACCAGTAATAAAATTAAATCAGTTGTCACAACAGGTTATTACAGTATTGGATCTACATATGCAATATTAACAGGTAGTCAACTTTACGTTACGGGTTATAATAACAATGGTCAATTAGGTCTTGGTGATACAGCGAATCGTGCTTCATTTACCCTGGTACCTAACATATCAGCAGATGCAATATACACATCAAGTACAGGTTATGTAACATACATTGTTCGTAATGGTACCCTGTCTGCAGCTGGTGACAACACTAGTGGTAATCTCGGTAATGGTCAAACAGGTGCAAAAATTAATAATTTAACATTTCAAACAGTATTTAGTGCAGATTCAACAGGAGGAAGCATTGGAGCTATCGGTAATGTAAAATCCATATCAGTTAATGATGGGTATAAAGGAGCTGTTTCTGTATATGCACTTACAAATGATAATAGAGTGTTTGCATGGGGAAACAACGGTGGTGGTCAACTAGGTTTTGGGGATAAAAAGAATAGATTGTATGCTACACAAGTTGCAACTGCTACAAAGGTTGAAACTATTGGATATGGAGCAACTGCAACTACTACTATATTTTTATCTGCTGGTAGTATATATGTAGCCGGTTATGTTAGTTATGGTATTGATGGTCAAGGAGATGGTCCTGATGGGTATCAGACAATATTCCAAAAAGTTATTCAACCGCAAGGTGTACAATGGGTGGATTTTGAAGGTCAAGCACGGCAAATCGGTGACAACGAAAGAAGTATTCTCGCTGTTGATACGTTCGGTAACTTATGGGCATGGGGTTCTAATCTCTATTCTGAACTCGGCCTCAACATTGGTGCTGGGAACAGAGTATCGGGTAATTATCGTCTTGATGTACCAATGAAGATTGGTATTGTTGAATAATTAGTTAAACATACCTAATTCAACCTCGGTCTTTACATCATGCTTCATTGAGTGAAATCTCTCGTTGATGTATTTTTGAAATGCAATAGGCTTTACCCAGTCAATTTCTTCAATATCTTTACCCCATTCAGCGCATTTTTGATCTACCACGTCGATTGCTTCCATTAAACACATCCATCGTGTAAAATGATCAATATGCATATTTTCTTTTCCCTTTTTTGTTTTTACTGTAATATAAATATCACTTTTATCGTTATTCATATTATTATAATATCGTATTTCCTATTCTAAATCTGCAATTTCTGGAATATCTAGCATTGTTGTAGAAAGGAGAGGCTGTGTTACAATAATTGGTGTTAATGATAGGTTAGCTTTAATAACTTGATTACATTTACCACAAGTAAACACATTATCATCGTTAACATAGATTGCTTCCTCAAATGTATTTTTACCGCAAGGACACTCAAATGTGGTTACGTTTTGTTCAAAGTAAGCTAAACGAGTGTTGAAGATTCGTTCACGTTCATTTGTTGCTGTAAGTAGCATGTAATCATTAACAAAATAAAATATTACTAACTGACCAACAAGTGCTAACAAGAATGCATGCCAAAATCCTAATACTGCTGTCAAACTTAAAGCAAATAACGTACTAACCAAAAGAGTTATACCCAAACTTAACAAAATCTTCTTATACATGTTATAATTTAAGATCAGCTAGTGAGTTATTCAACTCAAATACTAAGTCTTTAATTTTAACAATAAGCTCCATCTGGTTATCAACACGCTTAGTTTTCATTGCATCTGTTTTAGCTGCTTTTTCAAGAATTGCAGCCATATTGTTTAGCGAGTTAACAATAATACCAAGTGTTTGTGGTAGTGAGTCTATCTCATACGGTAAGTTTGGGGGAGCAACAGCGGCTTTGTCCTGCTCCCTACTCAAAAAGTCAAATGACTGGTCGTAGTTGTCAGCTAGCTTTGGTGTTATAGCTCTCGAAACAGAATATGGGTTTTTTACTGGTTGCATTAAATATATTTATAACTTCCAATAAATATTAACATGAGTAGCTTTAGTAAAAGATTTAAAACCATCCTAGAACAAGATGAATTAACACCAGATGAAGCTGCAATGGCTTCAACCCTTGATGCAGAAACAAATCCACAAGACCTTGGAGCTGATATTAATGTTCAAGCTGCAACAGCGATTGCACAACAGCAACAGCAAATGGTTGGTACGGTACAAACTTGGATTGTAAAACTAGATGAGTTTGTAAAATATCTAAACTCACCAACAGGAGAGTCTATCCAAAATACACTTAAGGATAGTCAACCTGATACGATTCTTGATAAGATTAGAACAACAGAAACTAAAAAGATCGCACGTTCTGCAATGGATCTTGCTGCTCTTTCACAAATTTTTCAAGGTTATCTAGCTACTGCACGTGATGCTAAATACAAGGGAGTATAATTAACCAAACAATTAACAAAAAAGCGTATAAAAATTAATTTTTATACGCTTTTTTTATCTCTACAAGTTTCAAAGTACCTGTTAGTTGTGTAAAGCTATTATCAATAATAAAATCCGTTGATATTTCTTTAAGGTTGTATGCCATGCACATATCATTAAAGTCTTTAAGAGTTTTACCGTATTTTTCTGGCCACATAAACACTCGTTCACCTTGCTTTAACAGTTTAGCTGTCTTAACAAAAGACGTTTTATCAATCCATTGAGAGTCTAACACCCAGATTTTTGTATAAAACTGATAAAGTTTCAATTGCTCTTGCTGCAGTTGAGTAAAGTTATGATCACCTTTACTAATACCAGCAACTGCTAATCCATTTTGTGTAAACATCGCATTAATAGGACCTTCAAATAAAAATACATAGTTTAAACTATCATTAACGTTATTGATCCCATAAAGAGACTTATCGCTCCCAAGTTTAGATGTATACTTTGGATATGTACTGTGTCCTGTTTGTAATACCGTTCTAGATTGATAAAATATAACTTTATCACGTTCATCATAGAATGGAATAATCAATCTATTTTTATGAACGTAATCGGTTAATGATGTATATAAAGCTTTTGGCTTATTAACAGCAATATCAATGCGTCTATCAGTTATAAGTTTTAAACAACTCTTTACTATCTCATTATCCTTATAAAACTCCACTTGCTGTTTATCAAACAAGTTAATTGCATCAAGAGGTAAATCTGGGGTCGTATATTCCTTCTTAATTTCCGTATCATGCACATCAGAAACAAATCCATATTCATATTTACCAACCTCATTAATAATATCATGATAACTGAGACCAGAAACCTTTTCAACCCACTTTAATGGGGTAGAACTCCAACCACAATTATGGCAGAATATATTATTATTCTTTGGAATATAAAAACAACGGCGCTTACTACCTAAAGACGTTCCTTCGCGGCAGATTGGACAACCACATTGAAAAGTTTTATTATATTTGTTTCGTTTGGGTTGATAGCCGAATGTATAAAACTTTTCAATAACATACTCTTCCGGAATTATATTCATGTAAATAACTTTGTAATGCTACTTGTGTAGTCTTTATTAAAACAAAATACATTATACCACTTTGATACGTTATTCAAGATATTTTGTAATTGCATTTCTTCACAATACACTTTAAACTGTTTGAAATCATGATTTTGCTCGATTTGTAACTGTTGATTATAAAATTCAAGTTCATTTAAATTAATTTCATATTTATCAAGACGAAATAATTCATAGTTGCGTTTAAATTCAGCATTTTGCTCGGTAGTTGGTGTATATTCACCATTAAAAAACTTTTCAATTTTCTTTTTACCCATTCCAGTTACACCTGGTACGTTATCAGATTTATCTCCCTTGAAGCACTTTTCAATCATAAAATGATGATGGCTACACTTCATAATATCCATAAAATTGATATGATTAATTTCAATTTTTTTAATTGGATCAAAAACTTTAACATGCTGATTAATACACTGACAAAGATCTTTATCAACTGTTACAATTACCTTCTCTCCAGGTAATTTTTTTGCAAGAAAGGCCATACAATCATCAGCTTCAAGATATTTTGGAAAGAAGTTTTTAATGCCAATAGATTCAAGAAGACTTTTGATTGAGTTATTCTTTGCATGAACTTTAACACCATAATCTTTGTCTCTGTTGCCTTTATAATCAGCAAACATTTCCTTTCGTTCATTTACAGTATTATCTTGCTTTTCATCCCAGCAACAGTAGATTTTATCTGGCTTATATTTTTCTACATACGACTTAACTGCATTCAAAAACATGAAAACATGTAAAAATGAGTTTTCTACATCAACTTGGTTATTAGCAACCCAATACACACGATGCACAAGGTTATTTCCGTCTATAATAAGGGTCTTCATAACCTTATTATAGACGTTTTCCTTATAAAATCAAGCTAAAAGAGCTTGAACTGGTTTACCTTTATCTGCAACCTTAAATGGTCTACCTTCTGGTGAGATTACAATTTGTTCTACTGGTAATCCTGCTGCTGCAGCAATAGTAGCATTGAAGTCAGATGGGCTAACAATGTTTTCAACTGATTTCATACCTTTTTCATCAGATTTACCATATGCTTGACCACCTTTGATACCAGCACCAATGAGTACACCAGAGAAAGCACCTGGATGGTGGTCTCTACCATTATTAATGTTAATATTTGGTGTTCTACCGAAGTCTGTTGCAATTACAATAAGGGTTTTATCATAAAGACCAGATGCTTTAAGGTCTTCAATAAGAGCATTAACAGCTTGATCAAGGATCTTAAGTTTACCTTCAAGAGACTCGAAGTTATTAACGTGTGTATCCCAACCACCATCAGTTACTTCAATAAACTTACAATTACCTTGTTCAATTAAACGTTTTGCTAAGCAAACACCCTGACCAAAACGATTATTACCGTATTTGTCTCTAGTTACTTGATCTACCTTAGAAAGATCGAAGACATCAAGCTCATTTGAGTTAAGAAGACGAATTGTTTGATCATAAAACTCAGCATATGATTTTTGAGCTGGATTAACAATCTTATTAGCATCTTTTTCAAGTTTATCGAGTATTTCAATTCTTTTAGAAAACTCTGCTGCATTTTTAAGCTTAGTATTATCAAGACCTCTCATTGGATCTGCAATTGGAATAGGAGAATATTTCTTAGGCATCCAACCAGAGCCAGGGTGATCAGCTCCACCGCCGATTAAAACATTTTGAGGTACAACTTTTGGTTTATTATCTTCTGTATAATGACACATCCATGCTCCCATATTAGGATGTACGATTGTACCAATCTTCTTGAATGATGTTTTTTGTAAATATTGTGCTGCAGCGTGATCACCTGTTGTAACCATCATAGAACGAACAACTGCCATCTTATCACCATGTTTTGCAAGTAATGGTAGGTGTTCAGAGATCTGATACCCAGCATTTGTGTTAATGGGATTGAATGTACCCTTTACTTCTGCGTGCGCTTTTGGATCAAATGTATCCAAATGGCTCATACCACCATTCATAAAGAGGTAAATGATATGTTCTGCTTTTTTACCTGCAGCCGCAGCTGCTACATGTGGTAGAACGGTTACACCTAAACCTGCTGATGCAAGATTAAGCACGAAATTACGTCTTGTTAAGTTATTCATGGCTTTTATTATTTATTGAATTTGAACTCCGAACTATTAACTAGTGCCCAGATGATGTCATCATCCTGAACACCTACAAACTTGCTTTTTTCATCAATTGTCGGTTTTCTAACCAATATAGACTTAAAAATAACATCAATTGTATCAGCTGGTGATTTACCTGCAATTGTTTTTGCAAGATTTGTATCTTTATTGATTGCAACTTCAGCTAATTGACCATTCATAAAAGAAATAACTTGTGTAACTGAACCTTCCTTTGAAGATGTATCAATTAATTCTCTATCACTACGACCAAGTTGTTCAAGAATCGTATTAACTGGATTGTTATCATTAACTTCAGACGCTCTCACTAGAGGGTAGTTACGATATTTTGGAGCTGTTTCATATTTTGAACGAATTACCTTTTGATATTCTTCGTTTTTAGCTTTTAATTTATCAATTGTTAAATCTTCGATATTATATCTCATTATTTTAACATATTCATTTTGGAAAGTTAACTTAAATGTTTCAGGCTTAGTAATAGCAATAGACATAACTGAATCCCACAATTGCTCTGCTGTTAAACGTTGTTTGACTGGTCCAATGAACACAAATTTATCTGTGTTAGTATACATACCGTCATAGAGTTCTCTTTGAAATAATGTGGTATTGTAAAGAACATATAGAAATTGCTTTGTATCATAGTTAACACTCACCATAATCTTAGCAAGAGTGTTCATAAGCTCACCATTAAGCTTTTCATCGTCATGAATATTATCATAGTTATCAATGATATGTTTACCAAATACCCATTTCCAGTAACGATTTACGATATTTTTGGTGTATGTTGGGTGGTTTGGGTTAACTAACCAATTAATAACATCCTTTCTCATATCAACCTTATTGTTAATTACTGTCTTACCAGAAAGTACTGCGGGTACAACTATATCGCCTGGTTTTGCATCGTTATAATTGTAATCGTGAGGTAGTTTCAACGTTCGCTTTTCATCTACCTCAATATTAGATCTCATAGCACTAACGAAGTTGTTAATGGTGTTGTTTAATCCACGATTTTTTATCGGATCTGCTTTAATTAAAGCATCAATTTCTTCTCTCAAAGCTTTCTGACGAGCTGCAACAGCAGGATCTTTATCTTTACCACGACCTCTAAGTTCTATCTGGGTAAACATAGCAGCCATTTTATAAAACTGCATTTGCGTGAAGTCTTGGAAAGGATCATCATGGCATTGTGCACATCCAATATCAGTACCCATGAATACTTTACCTGTTCCAATGAGGTTGTCTAACGGCATTCCTAAATCCCGATAGAAATACCCTGTTGCTGGGTTATCGTAGTATGAACCTGTCGATGTTAATAGGTCTGCAACAAATTGTGAATAAGATTTGTTAGCTGTAATTGAGTCTTTAATGTAGTCGATATAAGGACCACCAGAAAAATTATTAGTGGTATTAATTCTATCACGTAATCTTAATGATTCAGCCCAGAAGTTAAACATATGTGATGTATAACCTGGATGGTTCATAAGAAACTGAATTAAACCTCGTCTCTTATTAGGGTCTGTTGCCTTATTAAACATCTCATACTCTTCATAGGTTGGATTCCTACCAATTATTGTAAGATATGCTCTACGTACAAAAGTATCGTCATTAATACGTGGTAGTGGTGTTACCTTTGCTTCAATATACTGTTTATTAAGTACACTATCCACTAGATTACTATATGTATTAAGTTGATCTACCGTTGCACCCATCGATAGGGTGCATACACACATTAACATTAAGAATATTTTTTTCATAACAATCTACCATTATTTAAGCTTACCTTTTTTATTATAAAAATATTGAGCTTTCAATATAGTGTAAATTCCATCAGGTAACCGATCAACCTCTTCAACAATTTTCTCGTTAACTGCAAAAATAAACTTATCTTTTGGTATGTTTCTAACTATATTTTTCGGTACAGATATAAAGCAATAATTAATTTTTGTTTTTTCTATATATACAAGCATTTCACCTACATATATACCGCCTTGCACAGCGTATGGTATACCTTTTTTTGGTTCGTTTTTATCTTTAAAAATCATCATTAAAATGCTGATTAAACTTATTCATATGAATACTAAAAAATTTTACTAATAACGAATGCAACGCATCTGATTCTAATGGGGTTGATGCTTTGGTTAAAGCAACTGGATTGCCATCGTTATCATATCCAATTAACATGAAATTATTTAAAAATTCTCCAATAGTTGATACTAATGCTCCATGTATATCTGCTACCTTTTTATTTTCTTTTGATTCATTAATACGAATCTTTAACATCTCCTGTAATAACTCTTTTACATTGATGTCAACAGGTTCAGAATCTTTTGGGGTACTAGCCGCAGAAGCTTTTTTTTTCTTCTGCGGCTTTGAAGATTCTTCACCCATAATTAAGACTTCTTATAGAACTGACTTTCTGTATCGTTTTGAGTTATACCCCTTTCAAGAAGATATTGAACAATCATCTCAATTGAATGAGTTTTAATAAAGTAGTTACGAGGAAACCTCACACCACCATCATCAATTTCAAACATAATTTCATTAAGCTTTTCTTTATTTTGATAACATGTAACAAATACTGATGCACGTCCTGGATCTATCATAATAGTCCATTTACGAGGATCAGAAATACCATATGATTGAAACATTCTTAATGTAATAAGTTTGTTATCCTTAAGCCTCTTAATAAAGTAACCTGGAGTTTTAAGTTTGTTGTTATCTTGATGTGTTAGTTCCATATTATTGTGTTAGTGATGATAAAATATAACGTAATTTAAGTGATTCATGCTCAATATCAAATATAAGAACACCGAATTTATTGTTCACCGATACTTTAACGTTTGCTGCATTAATAAGTTTAAAATTATCAAAATTAACTGGAAGAATTTTAAGTTCATCACCTTCAATATTTTTACCTACTGATAGTTGAAATGAATCTGTATTATGTCTTGATCGATCAGTTAACTCACACTTAACATTACCATCTTCCAAATAAAAATAAATCTTGTTTGTTTCTGTTGTAAACGTTGAAGCTTTATTAATCTTTGCAAAATCTTCTTTAGTCAATTCAAAACTAAATGAAGTTTCAAACGTATTAATCTTTTCAGGTTTAATAGCTGGTGCCACCAAAAAATCATCTTCAAATAAATGATATTTAAATTTTATTTCTGGTGATTTATACTCTAAGTTATTTGTATTAACATCTAACTCAATATCTTCCGAGTTAATACAATCCATCACCCTGCAAAGTTTTTTGATATCAGGTACGTTTAAAGATCTTTCGAATTCATTCGTATGGTTTAGAACGCTGTACAGGATCAGCGTGTTGTCCATCGAACTTACTATCGTCGTTATCTTGTCCTTCTCCACTTTCAAGATGCACTGATCGTTCACTTTCGATATTGACTCGAGGAACTTTTCTATTTGATATTTTTTTAATTTTAACTTCATATTGTGTGAACAAATCTACTAACCTGCCAAGATTGTTTTCTATACCCTTTAATGTAGATACTAATTCATTAGAATCAACAAGACTAACATTTTCTTTTTGTTTTTCTTCCTGGATAACATATGGTAAAGTAATACTGTTAGCTGCACCAATTAAAGGTTGATCAACAACCGGTTCAATTGTAATTCCTTGAACCGGTTGCGATACAACTGATGGAGCTGGTTGAAGGAGTACCGGATTTCTCAATACTCCCTCAAACATTGTTTTTACTTCATCACTTTTCGGACGCAACTGTGGGGATGAACCCACAATGTGCTGGTCTATTTTTTTCATTTCACCGAAGACCGTCCCCATCATTGCTAGCAATGCATTGCGTTCGTTTTGTTCACTCATAGTCCTTTAAGTAGTTCGTCGATATCGAGATCTTCAGTAACTGGTGCTGAAGTTTGTTTAACCTTACCACTCAACTCTGCAACTGCTTCATCTGCAGCTGGTAATTTTACAGCTTGTGGGGTTGATGGTGCATCAGCTGTAACACAAAGATAATGTTCATCAAACATCTGCTTAAGCTCATCAGCTGTCTTCAGTCTGTAGATCGTTTCAAGATCTTTAATTGAATTATAAATCTCTTCTTGCTTATCTTTACTTAGTCCAAGGTCTCTACCAGATGTTGTAAATCGTGATGAAGTATAAGAAGGGAAATCACCCTGCTTTTCAACCTTAATCTTGAAGTTAACACCATCTTTAGTTAGATCGAAGATTTTAGAACCAAACTCATCTGCATCATCACCACTAATTGCGTTATTTACAATAGCATGAAGCTGTTTACCGTAACGCAAAACCTTAACCTTACCATTATTTTCTGCATTTGATGGATCATCAATTACATAAACGTTGATAAACCACTGCTCTGAGCGGCGGATCGACTTAACCTTTTCTTTTTCTTCCTCGGTACCATTACGAAGAATTTTATATCTTTCTTCTGCAATAGGATCACGTTCACCAAACGTTGTTGGTGATAATGCGCTAACATACTTTCCAGTCTCGAAAGAATTCCAACCATGCACGTAATGATGGAAGAATGTTTTCTTTGGTTCAGCTACATTTGGTAGTAATCTGACTGTGTATGTATTGCCTGGCTTGAGCTGAATGATATCAGACAACCCGTTATTTTTTTGCTTATCTTCTGATGTTAGTGCATCTTTAATGGATTCGAACATTGATGTATTGAATGTACTCATATTATACTATATATTAATCTATATTATTGAAAAATCAAGAGCTTTTCTTCAACAATCTTTAACCCTTTTCTAATTACTTCTTTAAGGTGTTTTGATGCCATAAATTTTACACGAGTGTTATTATACATAGTGTAAAAATCCTTACAATAAAAGTCTAATAACTCCTGTTCAATATTTTTTATTGCTCGATCTACCTCAAGCCCATGGAGTATATAAAAGTTAATTTTATGCTCTTTTAAGTGTAATAAAAACGCTGGTATACCTGTATCTAACTTGTATCTCTGTAGTGTAGACTTATGTGCAATGCAGTGATTATAAATCGTTTTTAATCCCAGTTTACAATCATTGATACAATTGTCACTATCGGCATCTTGTGTTTCTCTTTTGTGCATATATCGAGTGTATGCAACTATAGCTTTTCTGGTAGTATAAAAACCTAAATCAAAAAACTCATCCTTTGAGTATGCTTCATATGGAGCCCAGAAAAACTCATGTAATGGAATATTTTTGTTTGTATCAAAAAATGATCCAAGCTTCTTTAATTGAATATAAACCTCGTCTTTTATATTACTAAAATCTTTGCGCAGTCTAACTGGTTGATTCTTTGCGCGTCTAGAAGCTATTAGATACGCATTGTAAATAAACTGCTCATCTACCGTTAATTCATTTTTTGAGAGAATTGATGTATTTGGTAACATATTTTGATTTCGTTATAGTATTATCGTAATCTATAAACATTTTAACGATTTCAAAGTCAGAATCAACGTCTAAAGTATTCTTCAATATATTCTTTAGCTTTACATCTTTCAATACCAATAGAAACACATTTTGAAAAGAAAGTTTTTTACCAACTAGTAATGTACAAAATGTACAGAATGATAGGATGATGTGTTCTGTTTCATCTTCAACCAAATAGTGTGATGGGTTGTATTGTTTATTAGTTAATAGCATATGGTGTAAAGTGTTTGGTGATACCCAAAAATTCAGTTGTAAAATTAAATGTTGTACCTGAATCTTTTTTGAAAACCTTTTTAGTGAATACACCAATATCAACATCCGATTCAGGGTTTTTAATTACCTTTACACGCTTCTGTTTGATATCAGCAATTAACAATACATCACACTTAAATTTTCTAAAACACAACGTACAAAACTCTGGAGGGGTTTCACCAGTATCAAATAAACTGATAAATAACTTTCCACCAATCTTTAATCCGTAGAATGTTGTTGATTTGAATTTTTCTTTTAGATATTCGATAAAGTTCTGACTCACCTCATTATTTAGAAGTGAATGGTATTTATCAACTACCTAACATCGATAACGTATTCAACATTTCAGTATCTAATGAAGCTTGTTCATGTTCTACTTGTGAAATTGTAAGTGTGGAATAGTCAATGTGCATTGCAGCAGTAGTCCCTCGTGGGCCAAATCTATTTTTCATCATACCCATTCGAATTGTTTCAAGTTCCCTATCTTCTTCATTTTGGAAAATAGATACAATAACATCTGCGGTTGCAGCAAGACCAATTGACTCACTAATTGTATTGAGATCTGGATTACTAACATCAAACCCAGATCTATTTAGCTGGGTAGCACTAATAAACGGACAATTAAAAATATATGACATTGCACGTACTTGCTCGGTTACATGCTTAATGCGTTCATAACTATTATTACCAATTGTGGAATGTAGTAAGTTTAAATAGTCTAAAACAATTGCATCAAACTTAATACCACTATCTTCAATCTTTTTAATGAACGCTTGTATTTGTCTTGGTGTAACTGTTGCAGGGGGAAACTCTTTAATGAGTAGTTTACTTTTTGGGTGTTGTCTTTTTAGATCAATAATTGCAGACTTAAGTGAAGCAGTTTCTAAATGAAGTGTATTCATTGGAATTTTACTCACACTGGTACATATACGCTTTGCATATAAAATTTCTGGCATTTCTAAAGTGATTAGTAGTACTGTTTTGTTTTGACTTGCAATATTTGCGGCAATATTACCTAAAAAGATAGATTTACCAATATTTGTTTCACCAGCAAATACATATAGAGACCTACCATTTTTTAAAAATCCTCCGTTCAACTGTTCATCAAGCCAAGGCCAGGTACTTGGAATAACTTCTTGTACATTTAAAATATCAGTGATAACTTTATCAATATCACCATATAAATCTAAACCAACATCGGTATGCAGTGAAATATTACAGCTCTTTTCAAATTTATCTAAAATAACTGATGTATCGGTATTACCTTTTGATACATCAGCTGCAATATCAAGTAAAGTATGAAACACAGCCTTCTCCTTTAAAAACTGTTCTGTATTTGTAATTAAATCATCTGCATTGTATGTTTTATCAAGAGTTTGAAATGTGGTTAATACATTTTTAAATGATAATTTAGTTACATCATTGGTGCAATACTGTTTAATCTCAGTTAAGTTTGGTAATTCATTCCGAGTATCATAAAACCCCTTAATAATTTCAAATACATGTTGATTATCTTTATTTTTAAAAAACTCTTTTTTTGTGTAATCAATTGTACTAGCAAGATAACATTTATCGGTGCAGCATTTGTATAAGAAAACATTCTCAAAAAAGTCTAAGTCTAATTTTAACATTACATTATAATAGTAGCTAGTTATAGTTTATCAAGATAGTAATTTGTGGTATAATTTTTTAACGGTATTAAATAACTATATGAATAGACGTGAATTTATACGAGTTGGTGCTGTGGGATCGATGTTATTGCCTGATTTTTTAAGAGCTCAATCACAAAACAAAGCAAAAGCAACATCAGTTGTACAGATTTATTTACCAGGTGGTATGAGTCATCAAGATTCATGGGATTACAAGCCAT